CTGGAGAAGATCCTTTTACTGGTATAGCCTTAGAAGAAATGTTTTCTGCTGGAATAGATATTGACAAAGTTTCTAAATATTTTGGAGGAAATGTTGCTTCTTTTTTTGGTAACATAAATACACTAAAGTTTTATATAGGTGGTAGGTCAGATTTAACCCAAACATTTACTGGTAAAATATACAAGGTTGGATTTTGCACAGCCAGAAATCATAAAAAGATTGAGTACCTATTTAACGAAAGAGGTATTCCAGTAAATGATGAAAATGTTTTTGAATTATATGAAGACACAGTAGACGTGGCATACAACTCTACAGACAATTACTTTGGAACTAACAGTGCAGAATGGGATGAGGTTGTTGATTCTGGAGGAGTAGACTCATATCCTATAGAAGGATTTCAGGTCCATACAGCAAGTTACACACTTTCCCCATCAGCATACTTTGACAGGTATACTCTTGACATAGATATTCAGGGATACTGGGAAGACTATATTCCTCTTACATACTTTGCTCAGTACGTAGAAGATGAAAAGAAAAGTTCTTATTATGACTTAGATCTTATACAGTTTAATATTAATTATCCAGCACCATCAAACTTTGTTGAAGAAGAACAGACAAACGAATGGACATACGCAGAATTAGCAGATGAGTACAATGTTCCAATTCAGAGAACTTACGAATCACTGGACAATCAGTTGTTTACTGGGTATCTAAACTACGATGACCTAAAAAACAGGGTTTATAAAAACTATAAGTATGATACATCAAACTCTTTGATAAAATCTTACATAACCTTTCAGTATATTCAAAATGGCGCAAACCTTTCAGAGTCAAGTTTTATCAATACAGAAAAACCATCTAACGACTCTATAGTTGTTCCAGGAGAAAACTGGATAGATACTAAATACGAAGTTGTTAATAACATGATTATCTATCCTCCTAAAGATGTTAATATATTGGATCTTGCAGTTGTCACGCACCTTGACTTTAATGTAAAGGGGATTATTAACAACAGGGTTAAAGTTAGAAATTTAGAGTATGCTTCACAAGCATTTAATTCTACATCTCCAAACCCAATTGGAACAAGATTTGGAAACGATATTTACCCATATAAAAAGTCTGGATTTTATTATGACTACAAACAAAGAAATCCTTTTACTATTTACAAGGGTAGTTCTCCATATTTGTACTTAACAAGATACACTGGAATAGAGTTAAAAGGTACGTATGACCCAGTTGTTAATCGTGGTTTATCTATTCCAATCAATAAGGAAATGTCTGCTAATTACAAGGTTATGGCAATGCAGACAGCAATACGCTATGACCAAGATGCATTTCCATATGCTGCAACAGAAATATTTGAAATACAATCAAGAAGCACACACATAAAGTTTTATATGGTTGCAATACATCCAAGCGGAGAAAGAGCAAAAATATATGCTATCAATGTAAAAACTGGAAGGCTTGAAGATGGAATAGGTTTCTATTGGAATGGAAAACTTGTAAAGGAGCCAGTCATAACTGTAAAGGAGTGGGGGTTCTTGGGAATATCATTTCCAACGATATTAGATTTTGCTTCAAGGGTTGGATCTATAAATCTAAACGGTCCACTAACTTTTAACACTATTTCTTACTACCAGTCAACAAACCTACAGGAGGTTCAAAAGGTAGATGTAAGGCCTTGGTTTGCCGTTAAGTACGCAATTCCTTTAACCCTTGAGTGGGATTATTGGAGATCTTCTCCGTCTGTGTGGGACGGAATTTTAATACTGTCATCAACGAGTTATTATGGTGTGGATCCATCAACAATTTACAAGAGTTATACTGGAACTAATAAGATTATTGTGGACACAGACAAGGTTTTAACGGTCAAAGGATACCAATATACTGTTTATAATGGTATAACTTCGAAACAAATAACCTCTACCGCTGTCTAATGTGGTATACTTGTTGATATGAATATAGAAAATCCACGTAAAAAGAAGAAGCAGTTGCCTAAAATGAAAGGGCAAGTGGGTGAGTCTCGTGCAAAAATTATTGAAAAACATTACGACTGGGGTCTTTATGTTTACAAAAAGGCTAACGGTAAGTGGTTTACAGACGGAAATGGATCTGTTTTAAACATTGAGTCCATGAAAGGAGACATCCGTCAAATTGCTAAATTAAAAGATGCAGCAAAATATTACGGAGATGAAGGAGATGGAGAATGCATCTTCGTACCAGGACTAACTAGAATTTCAGAAGAAGAATACTCAGAGCAAAAGGAAAGACTGGCAGCAGGACTTATCCCATCTATGAATGACCTTGGGGCAGTACAAGCAGCCAAGGATACTATTGCTAAGTATGGAAGTGATGACTAATGAGTGAAGAAAAAGAATTTTTTATTAGAGCAAAGACAGATACCCCCCTTCCTGAAGATGACACATTTACAAAGCAAGATCCATTTAATCAGTCTTGGGATGTAATTAAAGACCTCCAAGGACTTGATGCAAACTTTAAAAGAAGAACAACTCGTGTACTAAAAGGTGAAGCAACACCAGCATACATAGAAAGTTCAAGAGCAGAAAGCACTGGTCGTGACGGAGCAAAATCTAAAGAGATTAACTCAGGAACAGTATTTAGAAATGCCTATGGATTATTTGATGTAATCACTCCTCCATGGAATTTATACGAACTTGCAAGTTTTTATGATACATCATTTGCCAACCATGCAGCCATTGATGCTAAGGTAGAAAACATTGTTGGGCTTGGATATGAATTTAAGGTTTCTGCAAGAACAATGCTTAAGTTAGAAGCATCAGAGCCAAAGACAGCAGAGAATGCACGTAAGAGAATTGAACGGGCAAAGATTGAGTTGAGTGACTGGCTAGAATCATTAAACACAGAAGACTCTTTTACAACAACCATGGAAAAGGTTTTTACAGATCTTCAGGCAACAGGTAACGGATACCTTGAGGTTGGTAGAACAGTTCGTGGAGACATTGGATATGTTGGGCACATTCCTTCTACAACAATGCGTGTGCGTCGTCTTCGTGACGGATTTGTACAGGTCATTGCAAACAAGGTTGTTTACTTCCGTAATTTTGGAGCAACAAATCCAAACCCACTTGGAACAGATGCTCGTCCAAATGAAATCATTCACTTTAAAGAATATTCACCACTAAATACTTTTTATGGAGTACCAGACATTATGTCTGCAATTGGCTCACTTCATGGAGATCAACTTGCATCACAATACAACATTGATTACTTTCAGAACAAAGCAACACCAAGATACGTTGTAACTCTTAAGGGTGCAAAGTTATCTGCTGAGGCAGAAGATAAGATGTTTAGATTCTTGCAGGCTGGCCTAAAGGGGCAAAACCATAGAACTCTTTATATACCACTACCAGGAGACTCTGACACAAATAAGGTAGAGTTCAAAATGGACCCAGTTGAAAACGGGGTACAAGAAGCATCTTTTAAAGAGTACAGAAAACAAAATCGTGATGACATTCTTGTAGCCCACCAGGTACCACTTTCTAAGATCGGCGGATCTGATTCGGCAGCAATCGCAGCAGCGCTATCTCAGGATCGTACATTCAAGGAGCAAGTTGCAAGACCAGCACAAAGAAACCTTGAAAAAATGATCAATAAGATCGTAAAAGAAAAAACAGATATTCTTGAGTTTAAGTTTAATGAACTTACACTTACAGATGAAATTGCTCAGTCACAGATTATCGAAAGACTTGTTAAAACACAGGTTATGCTACCAAACGAGGGCAGAGAACTTCTTGGTCTTCCTCAGATTGAAGGTGGCAACGAGCCCTTTGATCCAAAGCCTCAAGACACAGCAAACGATAATGCAAGCAGAGCACGGGACACTGAAAGAACAAACAACCAGTCTGATGGACCAGCCACTGTAAGTGGAAGAAATCCAAAGGGCGAAGGCCGTAAGTTTGATGATGTGCCCGAAATGTCCGAATAGTGATACTTTAACAAAAAAGGGTATATAATATAATAACCATGATTATATCTAAAGCGCATTGGAATTCAGATGGCGATAATCTTCGCTTGTCTATGCCTTTAACCAAGGTAGACAAAGAGCGCAGAATTGTATCTGGCTTTGCATCCCTTGATAATGTCGATAAGCAGGATGACATTGTAACTGCAGAAGCAAGCATGGCAGCCTTCGCAAAGTTCCGTGGGAACATTAGAGAAATGCACCAGCCAGTAGCAGTAGGCAAGATGGTAGATTTTAAAGAAGATAAGTATTTTGATCCAGAAACAAAGAAGTTCTATAAGGGAGTATTTGTTTCTGCATATGTTTCAAAAGGTGCACAGGATACTTGGGAAAAGGTTTTAGATGGAACGCTTACAGGTTTTTCTATTGGTGGACGAATGAACAAGTGGGACGATGCTTACGATGAGAAAGCAGATAAGACAATTAGAGTTATTAAAGAATATGATTTGGTTGAGTTGAGTCTTGTAGATTCACCAGCAAATCAATTTGCAAATATTGTATCAGTTGAAAAGGTTGATGGTGTTGATGTTGTCAAGGGTGACTCCACCGTCTTAGAAAATGTTTTTTATGACAAAGAAAATGGAATAGTTATAGCATCT